AAATAATCAATGACAAACAAACAACAGACGATACAAATTCCGAAGGAGCTGAGTAGACTACTAGATAAGGACTGGAGAGAAGCAGCAGTCTATGGAGGTAGAAACTCATTGAAGTCACATACAGTGGCTAGAGTGTTACTTATACGTGCTAGACAGGAGAAGCTAAGAATAGGATGTTTCAGAGAGTTCCAAAACTCCATTAGTGATTCATCACACCAACTACTTAAAGACCTTATAGAGAAATACGAGCTACATGACTTCAAGGTTACAGACAACTCTATTGTGAACACAGTAAACGGTTCAGACTTTTTATTTAAAGGATTGAAGAGAAACGAGCAATCAGTTAAGTCTATTGAGGGTATTGATATAGCATGGGTAGAGGAGGCACAGACAGTCTCAGAGAAGTCATTAGAGATACTTACACCCACAGTTCGTAAGAAAGGCTCACAGCTTATCTACACATACAACAGACTCTTAGAAGAAGACCCTATACATAAACGATTAGTGATAGAGGGTAGACCTAACACACTAGTAATAAACATTAACTATGATGTGGCTATTAAATACGGATGGATGGAGCAGGTACTTATTGAGGAGATGGAAGCTGATAAAGCAGAACGACCAAAGCTATACGAATACAAATGGCTAGGGAAACCATCAAGTAAAGAGGGTAAGATTTACAAAGGATGGATTAAGAGAGATGATGTACCACATGAAGCAAGACTAGATAGTATCGGATTAGATTATGGGTATACAAATGACCCTAGTGCTGCAATTGCTATCTATTACTACAATGGTGGGTATATCTTAGATGAAATCTTATTCAGGAAGGGCATGTCTAACAAGCAGATTGCTGACGTTATAAATCTATACCTAGCTAATCTGGAATTAAGTACCACTACTGTAGCTGATAGTGCAGAACCAAAGTCTATTGCAGAGATGAGTTCTTATGGAGTAAACATCATAGGAGCTTCTAAGGGGAAGGATAGTGTTAGTCAGGGCATACAGTTCGTACAATCACATAAGATAAGTGTTACAGCTAGCTCAACTAACCTATGGGAAGGGTATCAAAACTACCTATGGGATGAAGACAAGGACGGGAACCTACTTAACAAACCAAACCATATGTTCTCAGATGCATTAGATGCAGTGAGGTATGGATTTGATATAGTTAAGGGAAGAGAGAAGTTTAGTAAACTAGATAGATTACGATTCAATGCAAAACGACAACAAACACAACAACAACGGTCAGCTAGGTAACATGGATGATTCCATTGATGTAATGCTATATGGGGAAGAAACACCCGAGAGAGCTAGATTACAGATGCAATTAGACAGGAGAAACGCTCGTAGAGGGCTAAGTATCAATAAAGCTAAGTAGTTGTGATATAATTACTCAATATGACAACTATTTTCGATATAAGCAAAACATTAACAAAGCGATACGATGGTCCTATCGAAGTAGAGGAAGGACTTAATTTCTCCTTAAAAGATACAAACAAGCGTATTGAGTATATTTCTAACTCAAAGTATTTATCAGGAGATTTAGATGAGTTTGGACGAGAAAAACCATACTACAACATTGCTAACTACAGACTTAATGTAGCTATTCGTGCTACAGATTTTGATACTAAAGATGTGAACATTGTTTCAGAGACTAGAGACTATGTACGTTCACTACTTATAGGTAAACGTGTACAGCAATGGATGAAAGATAGTGGATTTGCTAAGACTCTTAACCGTATGGGTGAGAAACGACCAAAGTATGGTTGGTTACTCGTTAAGAAGGTAATGATTGACGGTAAGATTAACGTAGAGGTAGTTAAGCACAAGAACGCCATCATTGACCAAGGAGCTAACCCTATGGAGCATCCTATTAAGGAAATGCACCTACTTACTAGAGCACAACTAGCAGATAAGAAGGATGTATGGGACAACGTACAGGATCTATTAGACATGAACTTAGAAGAATATACAGTAGCCGAGATTTCAGGGGAAATGCCTGATTCTGTGGTTGGTGGTTCAGAAGATACATACTCAGAGTATAAGTTCTTTGTATATGAAGATGGAAACAAAGAGGATAAAGAGCTATTTAGTGAAAAGAAAGATAGTTATTACAAATGGGTAGGATGGGCAGAACAAGACAACCGAACACCACGAGGAGTAGTAGAAGACATGTTTGAAGCACAGACAGGTACTAACGAATCACAGCTACTACAGCGTGACGCTATGATTATGGCTTCTAAGACAGGATTCGTTACTAACGATGACACTATCGAGAACAATGCTATTGCAGACCTTGATAATGGATTCATTCTAAAACTTGGAGATAACAAGACGTTTACACAAGTAAACACTATGACTAACGCACTACCAGCGTTTGATAGAGCTAAATCAGACTGGGATGAGCAAGCAGAGAAGGTAACATCTACATTCGATGCCTTAACAGGGGAAACACTACCTTCAGGAACTCCATTCCGAAGCGTTGCTATCCAGAACCAAGAAGCAAGCTCACTATTCATCTACCGTAGAGAAGAGATGGGTATTTTCCTAACAGAGATGTTTAATGATTGGATTATTCCAGAGATTGTTAAAGACATTAACCAAGAGTGGATATTGTCAGCAGAGTTCTCAGCAGATGAACTAGCTAAGATAGATGAACGATTTGGCATCTACAAGGCTAATGAGGTTATTAAGCAGAAACTACTTAACCTAAAGATTGATACAGACTTCAACGCAGAGTCATATGAACAAGCAATCGAAGCCTTCAAAGAGATTCTTGCAGAAACAGACAACACACGCTTCCTAGAAGTACCAAAGAACTACTTTAAAGACTTTAAATTCAAAGTATCTGTTATCACAACTAACGAACAACGTAATAAAGCAGCAACACTAGAATCACTATCTAATATCTTAGGGCAGGTATCTAGTACATTCGACCCGAATACAGGAACATTCGCTATGTTAGAGAACCCAGCATTAGCATCAATCTTCTCTCAGGCAGTTGAATTGTCAGGAGCAGGAATAAGCCCTGTTACACTCAATAAGCTACAAAGTAGTGCAGGAAGCAAGAACATTGCACCACAGGCACCACAAGGGCAACCAGAGGGTATTGTAGAGGAGACTGCAACAGCAACAGAACAAGGATAAGTGGATAACTACCTCGCTATTACTAGTTGAGGGTATATAATATGGGTATGAAACTAAATTGGACAGTAGACAATATATTAAGACACCCTTTGCGATGGGGGAAGTGTCCTGTAGCTCAAATAGATGACCATAAGACTTTTGGTATTACTTTTGAGACTCGTTATGAGACGCTGTATATCAAAAAACGGTGGGTTCTAGTTATATACTACGGTTCTGGGTATAAGGCATGGAGCAATTATCCTCTTAAATAAACATATGAAACTACTACAAAAATTCTACGCAGACTTTCAAACACGAGATGAGGTTAAATCTTATTTACTATTACAGCTAAAGGACACAGCAGGTAGTAAAGCCTTACAAGGGGAAGATACAAAGGGATTTAAAGAAGCTAAGGAGTGTATAGAGACCTGTTTTAGAGATATGGAGTATAAATACAAGGAGAAAGAACCACGCAAACCTACCAGTGCTAGGTAGTTGTGTTATAATTGTAAACATAACTCAAAAGGTTATTTATTCATCATCAGTAGTTTAGGAAGCTACTTTAAATAATTACACTTTAATGACTGAAGAAAATAAGGAGACTCTTGATGCCGCAGTTCAAGACGATGCTAGTGTCAGCACCGACAACAACGATACTTTAAACAAAGATTCTGAAGGTAAAGACTTCGAGAAGCTATACGAGAACCAAAAAGCTCGGGCAGAAAAAGCTGAAGGGAAGTTAAAAGATGTTAAATCATCTGTATCTGAAGAACCTGTAGTCAAGGAAGAGAAGGAAGAAGTAAAAACAGGACTATCTCGTGAAGAGGCTATCCTATTTGCTCAAGGACTTACAGAAGAAGAAGTATTAAAAGCAGGTAAAATCGCTGAACTTGAAGGAATTTCACTAAGTGAAGCTACAAAAGACGAGCTTTTCGTTACTTGGAAGGAAAAGAAGGAGAAAGAAGCTAAGTCTGCAAAGGCACAGCTAGGAACTTCTACTGGTTCACCCGCAGTAGCAGAGAAGAAAGACTTTAATAGCCCAAACTTAGACAGAGATGACCACAAGGCACTCTTTGATAAAGCACATGGTAAATAGGTAGTTTCAACGCCTGATAGTTAATTATTCAAACGATTAACAA